AATTAAAGAAACTCTAGGTATAGCTGCGAAACTCGTAGCTAAAGCAGTGAGTAGGCACATGAAGTTAACAAAAAGAATATTAGCAGACGCTTTAAAAATGATAAAATTAAACTTAATGCTATTGCAAGATGATATTACAAGACAGTCAAAGTCAGAAAATTAAAATAGTTTTTGGTCCACCAGGTACCGGGAAGACAACACATCTTCTTGGTATTGTTGAATCAGAACTACAAAAAGGAACTCCACCAGATCGAATAGGATATTTTGCTTTTACAAAAAAAGCTGCAAGAGAGGCAGTGACGAGAGCAATGGAGAAATTTAATTTGGATCGTAAAAGTTTTAAATACTTTCGTACACTACACAGTATGGCATTCTTAATGTTAGGATTAAAAAATGCTGATGTTATGGATGATGATGATTACAAAGCAGCTTCTGATTATCTACAAGTTAAATTAATTAATCCAAATAAATCAGTAGATGAGTTAGGTATTTCATTACCACAGGATCCTTATTTAAAAATAATTGATCAAGCAAAAATAAAAAACGTATCACTATCAAATGAGTTCATGCGTAGTGGTGAGCATATTCAAGGAGGATTTGAAAAGCTACGACAAATAGATAAAGGTTTAGAGCGATACAAAAAGAAACACAGTAAATTTAATTTTACAGATATGATTGTAGAATTTAATAAACAAAAAAATTGTCCTAGGTTTGAAGTTGTAATTATTGATGAGGCACAGGATCTTAGTTTTATTCAATGGCAAATGGCAGAGATACTTATTCGTAATTCAAAACGAGCTTACATTGCAGGAGATGATGACCAAGCTATATTTGATTGGGCGGGTGCTGATACAAAAAGATTAGGACTCATAGGTGGGGAAAGAGAAATACTAACACAGTCTTACCGAGTGCCTAGAGCCGTGCACCAAGTAGCTGATAACTTGATTAGTAAAGTTAATGATCGTGTACAAAAAGATTGGAATCCAAAAGAAGAAGAAGGAATAGTGCAGCGTCATCGTATGCGATTCAATAACCAAATAGATTTAACAAATGGATCGTGGTTAATTTTAGCAAGAACTAATTATGTATTAGATCAAATAGCAGATGATTTAAAATACCAAGGATTGTTTTATGAATATAAAAATAGATCTTCTATTTCTGATCGTATGATCAGAGCAATACAAGGATGGAATAATTTAAAAGAAGGAAACGAGATAGATGTATTTGCAGCACAAGATATTTATTATTACATGAGTGGCAATGGTAATATAGAACATGGTCATAAAGAAGCCATAAAAACAGCGAGTGAAGAAGTTAAATATAATTACGAATCGTTGGTCGTGGGACATGGTTTAAATGCTGACATCAATAGTGAATGGAACATTGCATTAGATAGAATACCAGAATCGATGCAACGTTATATCAATGCAGCAATGCGCAGATCATCCTTTAATAAATCGAAAAATATAAAATTATCTACAATTCATGCATCTAAGGGTGGCGAAGCAGACAATGTTATGGTATTAAAGGACTTACCACGTAAGGCAGATTTAAGTCTTGCGCAAAAAAGAGATGATGAGAGGAGAGTGTTTTACGTTGCTACAACAAGAGCAAAAAAATCTTTACACATTATTGAGAGCCAATCTAACAGAGAGTTTACAGAACTATGATCTGTGAAAATATTTTAGAACAAGCAAAAGAATTAGTTGGAGGTGATCGCCAAGAAGACTACGGCGATAAGCTTACCAATCATGAGAACATTGCTGCATTGTGGTCAATTTTCCTCCGCAAAAAATTAACACCCCATGATGTGGCAATGTGTATGGCTTTAGTTAAAGTCGCTAGACTAATGCATGCACATAAACCAGACAGCTATGTAGACTTGGCGGCCTATGCAGCTATTGCAGGGGAAATAGATGAGCGAACGAAGTGAAAACAAAATGTACTGTTTGCGGTAAATCATATCCTACTACAAAAGAATATTTTGCTAAACGTGAAGCAATTTCAAGAGGTTTTAAAACACAATGTAAATTCTGTACTGTTATAAAAGATTCTTCTTATAGAAACACAGAACGTGGATTTTTAATGCAGTTAATTAATAGTTGGTATGGAAGAGTTTTTAGGAAAAAAAAATATATTCATAGTAGTCTTTACCACGAGATTACAACAAAAGAAATGATGTTTGAACATTGGGAGGAACATAAAGAAAAATATGGTTATCATTGTTTTTATACAAAAGAAATTATGACACATCTAGGCTCTGTATTACAAGATGGACGAAGAAAATTTACTAGAACACGAACAAATATATCTATTGATAGAATAGATAACGAAAAAGGATATACAAAAAAAAACACAGTTTTTTGCACATGGGATTTTAATGATAGAAAAGGATCAATAACTTTTGATATATGTAAAAAAGTATTGAGAGCTGGTGAGAAAAGAGGATTACATGTTTAGACAGCCTTCTCTTTTTCAAACTCCTAGTGAGTGGGTACCACCAGAAACAGTACCTAATTTTAGTGGAGCGAAAGAAATCGCTATTGATTTAGAAACAAAAGATGATGGTATAAAAAATGGTGTAGGACCTGGATGGGCTACTAAACAAGGAAGAGTTATTGGTGTTGCGTTGGCCGTGGATGGTTGGGAAGGATACTATCCTATAGCACATGAGGGTGGTGGTAACTTTGATCAAAACGTTTTTCTTAATCAACTTAAACCTATTTTAGAATTACCTTGTGATAAAATATTTCACAATGCCATGTATGATGTTGGATGGTTAGATGCTTTAGGATTAAAAGTGCACGGCAGAATAATAGATACGATGATTGCCGCACCTTTAGTAAATGAAAATAGATTTAATTATTCTCTTAAAGATTTATCAAAAGAGTATGTTGGAGAAACAAAATCAGAATCTTTATTGTATGAAGCTGCAAAAGAGTGGGGCGTGGATGCAAAGAGTGAGATGTGGAAACTACCACCAATGTATGTTGGTCCTTACGCTGAACAAGATGCTGCAGTTACTTTAAAGTTATGGAAAGCATTGCAACTAAAGATAACTCAAGAGGAGCTATTAAATATTTTTAACACAGAATCAGAATTGTTTCATGTTCTATTCGCTATGAAAAAGAAAGGAGTGCGCATTGATACAGAAAAAGCAGAACGTATTAAAAAAGATTTTGAGAATTCAGAGAAGAAGATATTATCTGGCTTATATAAAGCATGTGGTTTTGAGGTGGAGATACTTGCTCCATTATCAATTGCAAAAGCTTTTGATAAACTTAAAATAAGATACAACAGAACACCAACAGGTTTACCGAGCTTTGATAAAAACTTTTTAGCAACGCATTCTAATCCGTTCGCACAGAATATAGTAAAAGCAAGAGAGTTAAATAAAGCAAGAACAACATTTATAGATTCTATTTTAAAACATTCTTATCGTGGTCGCATACATGCAGATGTAAATCAGCTACGTTCAGAGACAGGCGGTACAATATCAGGAAGGTTAAGCATGCAAAACCCTAACTTGCAGCAGATACCAGCTCGTAATAAAGATATAGGTCCTAAAATAAGAGAAATCTTTGTGCCAGAAAAAGGTGAGGAGTGGGGATGTTTTGACTATTCACAACAAGAGCCTCGTCTTCTTATACATTATGGAGCCTTGGTTAGTGAGTCAACTAAATGGGATGTTGCTTCTGTAGAAAAATTATTAAATGATTATAATAATAAACCAGACACTGATTTTCATCAAGTTGTTGCTGATATGGCAGGCATAGATCGTAAACAAGCCAAGACAATTAATCTTGGTATGATGTACGGTATGGGTAAAGGTAAACTTGGATCCCAATTAGGATTAGATAAAGAAGATGTTGATGATATTTTTAAACAATATCATTCTACAGTTCCTTTTGTAAAAGTATTGACAGAAGGCACGATGGGTAGAGCACAGAAAATGGGGTTCATAAGAACAATATTAGGACGTAAATGTCGTTTTGATTTATGGGAACCATCTTCTTATGGTATTCATAAACCATTATCATTTAAAGATGCTGAAGCAGAATACGGTGGTATAAATAGAATACGACGTGCTTGGACATACAAAGCTTTGAATAGATTGATCCAAGGATCCGCT